ACTGGTACTTTCTTACCATCCACCTCTACGTATTCGACCGTTCCTTCTTCTATAAAAGACATATTAATTCCTATTTATTTGTAGCACAGAAAGAACAATATGTAACCTGTCCCCTGTGGCCGCTGTTGCTTTTAATATCTCAGCCTCTTGTATTATAAGGGGTTGTGATAATAACTCAACTGTTTGATTAGCAGAAATAGCCTTTGTTTTAAACAAACTAAACACCGATGCTCCTGCTGTTAATGTTAATGTTATGGTATCCGCATTACCAGAATCATCAGAAACCAGTATAGATTTTATTATACTAGTGGTAGCCGACGGTCCTGTATATACCGTTGTTTCACTATTGGTAGTTAGATCTACCTTTGCATTTGTATATATATTAGCCACTTAAAAACCAAGAGATTCTCTCTTGCTCCTGTTTTATTTCATCTAGAAACGTTGAGTTTAATTGTTCTTTCATTAGTGTCAACGATCTATTTATTTGTTTTTGATTTGAAAAATCATATTGTTCTTTTGGTTCAGGTATTCTTACAGTTAACTTTGCCATTATCTTCTACCATCCGGTTGTACATCTAATCTAAATGTGCCAAATCTCCATGACTCACTAGGGTTAACGTTTTCTATTTTTAAACTTACAAATCTACCTCTTGCTCTTGTATCTTTTTTTATTGTGTTAGCGTTTACAGTAAACGGACTATATGTAGATGTTTTAGATGCTTGTTGTGGATATCTTTTTACATCAAGACTTATTTTAGAATTACCCTGCAATGTTTTAAAGTCTGGTATAAATCTTCTAACAGCAAGAAATACCTCTCCTGCAACTTTGGGTCCTGATGCTCTACCTTTTGCATCTCTTTGTCTTTGTTCTAAATCTATATCATAAGACTCGATTGATGATGTAACAGTTGTCGTTGTACCATTTGGATTCACCTGATCTGTGCCAACCTCATGTTCGAAATAAGTTGTCTGACCTAGACCTGATTGTCCAACAACAACAGGAAATGTACCATTTGCAGTAGAATCATATTTTGTTGCATATGGATTTGGATAAGTAGTTGCATCCATCCATGATGTTCTGGCTTCTGTTCCTGTGTACCAAACACCACCCGCTACACCTGGCGATTCACCAAAATTAAATACAACATATTTGTCATTGTAGTCCGAGCTAGAACTAGGATAGTACCATGTTATCTCTGTAAATAGATTGTTAAGACCTGCAGTTACCTGTTGTCCTTTTGTTGTATCAAAGTTATCAAATACAAAATCCTCAACAGTGCAAGGTATTGATTTTACCGTACCATCGTAAAGAAAGAAACCTTTTGGACTTAACCAGAAAGCAGCACCATCTATTTCTACAACAGCATTCTGTCCTATCAATCCACAGTTTGTACCAACCTGTTCTACAGCAAACGTAAAAGGTGCTCCAATAAATTTCATTGTATACAATGCATTATCTGTCCATATAAGAATAACTTCTTTTGCTTTTATAGCTCCGATAATCTTTGTGCCGTCTTGTAGTCTTTGTGTTCCCGCTGTATTGACTGCAGTTGGTGCGTATGTATTTATATCTTCTTGATCCGAAAATCTTATAAACATATCGTCCTGTGAATCAGGTGTGCCTATGATTGTTTCTGTACCAAGATGAATCAAGTGTCTTGTTGTTGGTGATATAAGACTGACTCTTGTCTTTGTTGGATTGTTCGTTGTTTCAAAATTACTTGTTGTTGATGATGCACGTGTTGTTAATCTCTGTGATATACCAGAGTTCCATGTAAATGTTTTACCGTTTAATATTGTTGCAACCAATACCTCACCAAAATTACTTAGTGACCACAGTCCAGGTTCTAGTGTAACATCAGAAGCAGCAGCTGCCTCACCCCAGTTACCATTACCATATGGGTCCATACCCCAACCATAACCATAAGTCTGTTCTCTTGGTCCTACTGGCTCGTATGGTTTTATACTTAGACTACCGCCTGTTGATACAGTGCCACTTGCACTACTAGCTTGATTGATTGTAAATGTTCCTGTTGTTGGCACAGCTATAACCTGAAAGTTTTTATCTTCAAAGTCAGCATTTGTAAAACCTGTACCACCTGGTAATGTTACAGAATCTAATTGTACTATATCTCCTACAGCCAATCCATGTGCAGCTTTTGTGATTGTACAGGTTGATGATCCGTTTGTCGTTGCTATAGTTGCGGATGTCAAAGTTGTTTTAAGAGGTGTAACGTCGTATAGTTGACCTTCAAAGTATATAAGTAAAAATTTATCTGTTCCAAGGGCCACGTACCGGTTACCATCGTTATCTACGAATGCGTGCTGTTTTCTAGCAACACCGACTATTGTATCTGTAACTAATGATGCCCACCCACCGACTTTTTCTGGTAGACCATATCTGAATCTTACGTTATCCGAATCAACCCAACGGTTTTCCGCACCAGCTTCTGTCTGTTGCTTATCTATTCCAGGTTTGAATTTATACTCTACGAGAGCCATCAGTAGCTCCTATATTTTAGTTTTGTAAGCCCAGCCTCGTGTCGCATTAACAAACACCAAAGTAAACGCTGCACCGTTTGTATTGACTGTTAGGTTAGAGGCTGCACCCAAAATATTAGAACCGTTTCTGCCGACAGTTAGATTGTTTGATGCAAAGAAATTTTTACTATCTATAAAATGCACTTCATCACCAACAGAAGGTGAAGCAGGTAGATTTATAGTTACTGTTGAAGAACTTGTGTCTACTAATACCTGGTCGTCAGCAACAGCTGTATATGTTCCTGTTGTAGTTATGTAACCTTTTCTACGAAGACCTAGATTTATATTTGTGCCATCCGCATAAACCAAAGAGGTTGATGCTACAGGTAAGCTCAATCCTGTTCCAGATGCTGTTTTGACTGTTAGTGTAAATCTGTTTGCAGATCTATTTGTTGCATCTTCAACAATATATACTCTCTCTACTGAATCAGGAACTGTTACAGTTCTGTTAGCAGCAAGTGTTCCTGTAAGTTTTAGATAAAGATTTTTACCATTTGATACAGCTCCATTAGAGATTGCTAATGTTTGATCAGCTGCTGCCACGTCTATAGATATGTATCCAGACGATGCCTGTTCTAGTTGTTGTAGATTGGTGTTAGTTATAGTACCCCATGTACCTGACTTCTCACCTGTTGTTATTAATTCTAGTTTTAAATTACTCGAAAATGTTGATGCCATAATTCTCCTATGGGTTAAGCGGATCTATTGGGACCCACGTTTGCCCTGCGTTTGGATCTATTGGGTTCCAAGATACCACAGAAATAGTACCTATTGCAAGGTTAAATCTGTTACCTGTTACGTTCTCTCCTGTATCTGCATCAGCGTTTCCTATTGCTATATTTACTCTTTTACCATTGACCAGAACAGTTACACTCTGAATGCCAACTCCAGCAAAGGTTGTTGATGCGAAAGGTGTTGCTCCAAAAAACATATTATATCTCCGTCCAAACCTGCGTTGCGTTAGTTGGGACCTGTTCCCACTGTCTGATAACTATATCAGATGTGCCTATTTCAAATCCTTCACCAGTTGTCAACGCTTTAGCTTTAGCAACCACTGTAACATTACCTGTTGATATATTAAACCTTTTACCTGATACGATTGCTGTCGCATTTGCTTTGGCAGTAGCATTACCTAAAGCTACCTCAAAACCATTACCTGTAACAGTTAGATTACATTTACCTATAATTGTTACATTACCTGTCGCAAGATCTAAACCTTGACCCACTAGAGGTGGTTTAGAATTAGCTTTTACAATTACAGAGCCCTTACCTATTTCAAAACCTTCACCTGTTATAGGAACGGTTTTAGGTATTGCAGCTTGTGCATTACCAATACCTAATTCTAATCCATTACCACTTAATACCTCTTTGGCTTTTGCTATAATGGTTACATCACTGGTTCCGATATTTACTCGTTTACCAGTTACAGATACTTCTGCTTTACCAATTATAGTTGAGTTACCGATGCCAACATTTAGTTGCACACCTTGAAGACCTACAAATGCGTTAGGGTTAAATCCTACATCTGAGAAGGCTGCTGCCGAAAAGGGAGTAGCACCGAAATACATGCGAGGTTACCTCGCAGTTGCTGGAATATTATTAGTTCCTACTAATGATTGACCAAATGCCATATAAATATAATTATATGAGCCATTAAAATTTCCACCATTTTGTCTAAATTTAAAACCGTTTGAAACAAAATCCATAGATAGGTCATTACTTTCTGCAGAACTTTGGTTTGCTTGTAACTTATCTTCAACTGCGTTATCTGCATCTCTTGTGTTGTCATATATACACCAGTCATTTGATCCATTACTTCTTTTAACCATAACCCAAGAAGGTTTAAATCCTGTATAAACAAATGTTCCATTTGAATTATTGTTACCAACATAAGAGCCAAATTTACTAAACCCACTTTTTTCTATCCAAGCATAACAAATAAAGTTTTCCCCACTTGCATTAGTGCAACCAGTAGAAGTATCTATATAAATTAAAGATGATGTTGGATCTTGACTTAATCCTAAAGCACTAGAGCTATCTCCACCTGTTTCTGAAAGAACCATTCTTTTGCTGTATGGATCTGAAAGTGTCATGCTTCTATGATATACTCTCCATGCCTGACCTACACTTATATTTTTAATCATAAACCAATCAGGAATAGCTCCAAGGCCGTGTCCAAAAGTTAAATTTGATCCTGTGCCTGTATATTTTGCTATTGAAAAACCTGCTGTTGTATTTGCAGAAACTGTCGAAGTTACAGAGCCATCTGAATTTGATGAACCTGCGCCATTTGCTTTCCAATTCCATGATACGAAAGTATCTGAATTACCATTCATATTGGCATTACTTCCAAGAGTAAAGCCATCTGTTCCAAAAGCTGTTAGACCAGCTGATTGTGTTTGGTCTGGAGAATTTGCACTACTTTCAAGATATTTAGTTACACCTCTTACAGCATCATATAAATTATGGTTTCCAGAACCATCTCTACGTTTTAACCAAGTAAAATCTGGCTGATGACCAACTCCAGTAATAGCATTAGTTCCACCATTACCTGTGTATGTTACTGTATTAAAAAAAGCTGTATGTTTATTAATTGTTGTATAAGCCATTATAAGTTTAACCCCTTTGTTGATAAAGCTGTAAATCCATCTGGAACATCATATTCAAATATTCCATTACCACTTGCGTTAGTTCCTGCACTAGTTACTGCTGTTGTTGAAAAAAATCCATTACCTGCATTCATACGCATATTTTCTAATTCAGTACAAACACTCCAAGTCCAAAATTTATTATTAAAAGATGTACCACTAAATGTTGCATTTGTGCTTGTACCTGCTTCAATTTCACTTTCAGTTGCACCTCTTAACCATGTACCATTTTTTCCAAAGAATAAATTGTTATTATCTAAATCTAGAGCAACCATTACTATATCATTATTAACAAAACCTGTGTTTCCCATACCTGCATTATTAACAACAGTTGAGTTATTTTCTTGAGCAATAATAGTTGAACCATTTAAAAATATTTGTTTTCCACCAGTATATTTAGATTGATAACCATTGTTTGATGTGGATAAATTAACAGTACTATTCGCATCACTATCTACATCAGCAACACCAACACCCCAACCAGTATTACCTGTAACTTTAAACTCTGCATAATATTTTCCACTTGTTGCAGCTATTGTTCCATTAACACCTAACCATTGTGTGCCATTAGTAAAATAAGTATTACCATTTTCAAAACCTGCACTACCGTTTGTTTGTTGTAATGGATTATAAGTACAAAAAACATTGCTTGGATTATCTTCTGTTTTTGTAAGTGTACCACCACTTAGTGTAAAGTTATTTCCATTACCTGATTGGTCATTTACAGACGCATTATCAATAAACATTTTACAACCTGAATTTCCATAAGATGCTATTGTTGGATTTGTAGATATTTTCCATTCGCCAGTAGTTGTATCTGTAGAACCGAATTGAGAAACATCTATTACTGAACCATCTACAAAATAATAATGTGATAAAATTCCATTTACATAATGATTACCACCACCATATCTTCCAATATTATGAACATAAGAACTAGCACCATAACTCATATCTGCATTTTGTGATGGATAAGTTTGTGTTCCATTCCAATCAGTATATCTTTCTCCATTTATATATATTTTAACTCTATCAGTTTGTGTAGCTAGTGTTGTATCTATTGCGGCATAACAATGATACCACGCATTACAATCTCTGTATTTAGCTTTAGACTGTAAATAAACAGTATCAGAACCATTATCTACATTATAAATATTTATTGTATCATTAGTGTCATGATAGAATTGAAATCTATAACTAGCATTATAATAAGAGCAAAAAGCTTGTTGTGTTTCGCTACTAAAACCTTTTTTAATCCAAAAAGAAATAGTGCATTTTTTTCTATTTGTTGCTGTTTCAAAAGTTCTTGTTAAATATGTACTAGCCATTAGTTAAATTGTGCTCCTCCGCTCGCTCCGTGAGATATCGTTATTGTAAACTGTCTGTCAGCTGTCTGACCTTCTGCATCCGTTGCCCGTATGGTAAACGTAAACGTAGTTGTTTGCGTAGACCCTGACTCAGTACCAGATATCACACCAGAGTTATTAATAGTTACGCCACCTGGAAAACTTCCAGATACTTTTGCAAAACTTGTAGCATTTGTTGCAGCTACTGTAAAGTTAACAGATCCGCCATTTGCAACTGTTCCTAAACTTCCTGCAGATGTCGTCCACGCAGGTGCATCAGATACAGTAAGTAAAGCTGTTCCTGATCTACATGCGATACCATCGTTGTTCTCCAGTCTTAGAAAATATGTGCCATCAACTGGCAATGTAAAGTTTGCGGTTACAGATGTTGCACTTGTAAATGTTACAGAGTTTGCAGTGACGATCGCACCAGTGGATGCATTGATAGCATCAACAAAAGGTGGTGTCGAACTGTCTTTGAAATTTGTACCAGTAATAACTATATTACCAGCATTGTTATCGAGAACACTTGGACTAATCCCTGTAATTGTTGGAAACGTGACACCATCAGCAAAACTTAAAACACCTGAACCATTGGTAGTTAGAGCCTGTCCATTCGTACCATCAGTTGTTGGCATCTTTAAAAAGACACCTGTGTTTAGATGTGTTGAATTATGCAATACATAATTACCCATGTTTCCGTGGTTAGAACATTGATAGAATAAAACATTCGGTGTTGTTTTATCAACAGCAATCTGTGTGTATGCTCCTGAGTTTCCTGGTGCAGGTGAATTACCTGTGTTAGTTACTCCGGTTGTGTATTCTGTTGTTTTTGCAGCATCAACATAAAATCTTAATGGGTGACCACTGTTTGATGAATCACTTTGATCGAATCTATAGTAATATGGTTTGGAAGTATCCTGTCCTTTTAATTCTATTATAGGTGTCTGTATACCATTGATGTAATATCCAAGAGAACTACCGACACCAAAGTATGGTGAGTCGGCTGTCTTTGCAGCAACCTTCACCTCGTATACAAGTGGAGCAGTAGATGAATAATATTTACCCTGGAAACCCGCACCACCAGAATCTTTACTGATGATTAGATTACCGTCTTGGTCCTGTATCGTATCAACTTTTAATATACTACTCATAATTATCTTGCCGTTGCCGGTATACTCTGTCCTACGTTAGCTACTAGGGGTGATTCTGCGAAAGACATGTAAATAAATCCTCTACCGTTTGTGCCAACCCAACCTCCAGTACCTCTTACTTTGAAACCATTAGATAAAATATCAATAGAGTTATTTCCTGTGGAATCACTTTCAGCACTAGTTGAATTTGCTCTTAATACATCTGCTGTTTCATTTCCTATATTCCTTTTATTATCAAACATAGCCCATTCACCAGAATCAGTATTAGTTTTTATCATAACAAAAGCTGGTTTAAATCCTGTATAAACAAATGTTCCATCAGCATTTCCATTTCCTGTGTAGCTTCCAAACTTGCTGTAGCCTTTTTTCTCTGAGAAGCAGTAGGCTATGTAAGTTTGTCCACTGGCATTATTGGCACCATTACTTGTTACAGAAAAAACCTGATTTGTTGGTAATGTGTTATTCCAATATCCTGTATCATTTTGAACAGCAGAGCTATTGTTAAAATTCATTTTTCCTTGTGCTCCCAAAGCTTCATGCCAAATAAACCAATCATCAGCTTGACTTGTTTTTTTAACCCAAATTGTTTTAGGGACCGCTCCCAAACCGTGTCCTAAAGTTCCTGCTGAACCTGTGCCTGTCCATTTAACTATTGAAAAACCTGCTGTCGTATTTACAGAAACAGTAGTTGCTATAGTGCCATCATTATTTGTTGAACCTGCTGAATTTCCTGCTTTCCAGTTCCATGATGCATAATTATTACCACTTGCATTTATTGCACCATCACTTCCTAAAGTAAAACCATCAGTTCCAAATGCAGTAAGAAAACCACTTGCATTAGTTTGAGCATTACCTAAATCTGCATAAATTTGATAATTAACACCTCTTACAGCATCATGTAATATATGATTATTTCCTGCTGACCTGTCCTTACACCATACAAGATCAGGTTGAAAACCTACACCTGTAATTGCATTTGTACTTGCATTACCAGTATAAAGTTTAGTGTTAAAATTTAAGCTTGGTTTTGTAATTGAACTATATGCCATAATTTTTATCCATAAGTGTTAATATTTTTTGTATTTAATGCGTAATATCCAGATGGTACATCATATTCAAATAAAGATCCATTACCATTTGAACCTGCAGAACTTATTGCCGTTGTTCCAAAAAAACCATTGCCAAAATTTACAGACCAACTTGGTGTTTGTGAACCAGAGTAATTTCCTGCTCCCATGTGATAAAAACCGGTAGCAGGAGATGTTGATATACTTATAGCACCTGTTCCAGTGCTACCTGAAGTCGGAACACCTGAATTTTGATATGTGCCGTTTTTATGAAAATATAATTTATGGTTATCCAAATCTAAAGCTATACCTATGATATCTCCATTATTATAAGTATCACCATAAGAAGAAAGATTATTATTGTTTGATTGTTGCCCACTTGCAGAAGAACCACCAGTATATCCATATCCTGTTGTTCCATGTCCAATACTATAGCTTGTTGCAGTAGCAAATTGACCAGTTACACCAACCATAGCCCAATTACTTGAAGATGTCATTTTAAATTCTGCATACCATTTACCACTATTAACTCCTATACTAGATAATCCTGGTGCATATTGACCTGCTGTTGTAGTCATACTTGAATTAGCATTTGTAAAACCTAAACCTGCATAATGCACACCATTTAAAGGATTAAATGTAGCATAACTATCTGATGGTGTATCAAGTGCTTGTTTTAAATTTCCAGCAACTGTCCAATTATTTGTATTAGTAGAACTATCTAAACCTAAATTACCAGAGTTTTCAAATTTAAAATGTGCACCATTTGTACCCCAAGTAACACCAGATGGTGGTTTAAATTTCCAAATACCTGATGTAGAATCTGTTTCACCAAATGATGTTGGTGCTAATTGTTGTCCATCTACAAATGCTACATGACTCATGTAACCATCAAAAAAATTTCCAATACCCACTTGACCTACGTAGTGTGGAGTTGATGCTTTATTTATCATAGTATCTTGGTTTTGAGATGGATGAGTTGTAGCTCTATCCCAAGTATATTGTGTTCCATTTATATATAATTTTATTCTATCGGCAGCTGTGCTTTGCGTTGTGTCAGTAGCTAACATTATATGATACCATGCTGATGTATCCCTAAATAATCTGTTAGTCGATAAACTAGCTTTTATAGCACCACCTTGTTGATCGTAATAAAATAAATAATTATCAGGATGGAAAGAAATTTGTGCATAATTATTTGCATCTGTATATGCTGCAAACACATCCATATAAACACCTGAACTAGATAATTTAGATCTTTTTATCCAAGCGCTCCAAGTCCATTTATCAGCGTTAGTTGGTGTTCCTAATGTTCTATTTAATGCACTATTTGCCATAATATTATCCTAGTTAAACTGTCCTGAGTTATTAGCACCAACAGATATTGTAATACTAAACGCTCTGTCGGCGGTCTGTCCTTCGGCATCAGTTGCTCTTAATGTAAAGCTGTACGCTTGATCACTTGTAGGTGAAGGCGCCGTACCACTTATTGTATAAGTTGCACTGCTTGCTGGAGTTCCAGACAATGTTAAATTCATAGTCGTTGCTGGCGTATTTGAGTTTGACGTCAACACCGACGTTACTTCAGTTATAGTTACATTACTATCAGATGATGCTTGAACATTCAATCCAGATATAGTTGATCCTGCACTAAATGATCCCAATGATCCGGCTGATGTAGACCAAGTTGGAGAAGTAGATACTGTTAAATCTGCGTTTGTAGATCTAACTGCACCACCATCATTGTTTTCAATTCTAATAAAATATGATGCAGCAGCTAAATTAAATACAGCTGCAATAGAAGTTGAACTTGTAAAAGATACAGTTACCGCTCTTGTAATTGCACCTGTAGATGAATTTATTGCCTCAACGACAGGTACAGATTGAAAATTAGTTCCTGCAATAGTTATAGAAGTATTTGTAGTTGGTGGAATTGTAAAACTTTGACCTGAGTTATAAGTTGGTCTAGCAATTGTAGATATAGTTACTGATCCACCAAGGGCCACTGCCTGACCGTTTATTGTGATCTGTCCTGAACCTTGTAATGCTGCGTTAGCAACAGAAGTATTTGGCAAAGCAATATTTGCACCACTAGGCACAGTTATAGTATCACCACTATCTCCTAGCTGTACACCAGTCCCTGATCTTGGACTTACCTTATTTACTTTTACTTCACTCATAATTATCTCGCCGTTGCCGGTATGTTATTTGTTCCTACGATTGGGTTTTCTGCAAATGCCATGTAAATGTATGTTCCACCTGAAGCATTAGAACCAGCACCAGTTGTTCTAACTTTAAAACCATTAGATACAAAATCCATTTCATGTACTGCTTGTTCTGCATCACCTGAATTAGCTTTTAAAATTCTATTATCTGCATTGTAACCAACTCTTTTGTTATCTTGCATTATCCAATTATTTGTTGTGTCAGTTCTTTTGTGCATAACCCAAGCTGGTCGAAATCCTGTATAAACAAATGTTCCGTTAGCATTTCCGTTTCCTGTATAAGTTCCAAATTTTGAGTAGCCTTTTTTCTCTGCAAACACATAAGCTATATGTTGTGAATTATTTTCATTCTGGTCAGCATAAGTTCCAACAGTAAAAACTGAATTACTCCAACTATCAACATTAGCAAATCTACTATCTGTATTTGTTCCATCAGAATTATTTAATATTAATTGAGTTCTATTAGCTAATAAAGTTGATTGAAACATCCAATCAGCATTAGCTGATAAATTTTTATAAAATACTATTTGTGGTTTTGCACCTAGACCATGACCAATAGTGGCTCCTGAACCTGTTCCTGTATATTTAGCAATACTAAATCCTGATGTTGTGCTTGCTGAAACTGTTGCTGATGTGCTTCCATCTGTATTAGCTGAACCTGCACCACCTGCTTTCCAATTCCAACCTACATAATTATTTCCTGATCCATTCCAATTAGCATAACTTGAACTTCCAGTTACTCCTGAAAAACCATCACTATCAAAAGCTGAAACATAACCACTTGAAGGTTGATTTAATTCACCAATATTTTGACTTGATGTTATGTATTTATTAACACCTCTAACACTGTCAAATATAGCATGATTATTACTTCCAGTTCTATCTTTTATCCAAATCCAATCTGGTTGAAAACCAACTCCAGTTAAACTTCTTGCAGAATTATTTCCTGTCCAAAGTAATGTATTAAAATATAAATTTGGTTTATTTATTTGTGCCATTAACTATACTCCTCTGCATTTAATGATTTAGTACAAAGTGCTCTGAAACCTGCAGGTACATCATATTCAAAAATTCCTACTCCATCATCAGGGTTTTGTGCTGATGATACTGCGGTTGTTGCAAAATATCCATTACCGAAGTTTGCTTCTATGTAACCATCATTATAGCTTCCTATCATTGGCATATATACACCTGCCTTAGAAGTATCTATTGTTACACTTGTTGCATCTGGGTAACTTGAATTTAAAGTTGTTGAGGAATATGAAGTATTACCTGCTGAACCATTTGTGTTATGCCAAGTTCCATTAGTACCAAACCAAATTTTGTTATTATCTAAATCTAAAGCAACCATTAAAATATCTCCAGCACTTGAACCTGGAAAATAATTATCAGTTTTACCACTAGGGGTATAAAATGTAGTTCCTTGTCTTCCATAAAATTTAGCATTTGGTGTACCAGAATTAGGGTCATCAGTTGTATCATATTGTTGGTCACAAAAACCAAATACATAACCTGTATCGCCATCTGAATTAAGACCTTGTTTTCCTTCAAAATAGTATTTACCAGATGTAACACCTAAAGTACCATGACTATGTCTCCAGTTAGCACCACCAGAAACTGCTTTTGTGTTAACTAAACTTAAAGTAGCATTATTACTTCCAACACCAAAATCTAAAGGATTTAAAGTACAAAAAACATTACTAGGTGTGTCTTTAGTTTGAATAATTGTACCTGACGTTGAAAAATTGTTTCCTTGACCTGAAGAATCTAATCCCATGTTTGCTGAGTTATCAAATCTTAAAAAGAAACCGTTAGTACCATAGTTAACTGAAGGTGCAGTTTTAGGTTTCCAGATTCCTGTTGTTGCATCTGTTTCTCCAAATACTGTTGGTGCATAACTTTGACCATCACAAAAATGAACATGAGCCATCATACCATCATAAAAATTAGCACCATAATTATCTGCTGCAACACCAAGAACATTTGCATAAGATGTTGAATTTTTTAAAGTATCATAATTTTGTGCAGGATAAGCTGCTGTTGAAAAAGAAGTTTCCTGTACTCCATTTACATATAATCTAATTCTATCACTTGAAGTAGATTGTGTTGTATCTACTCTATAAACAAGATGATACCAAGCATTTCGGTCTCTAAATTTTCTATTTGTAATTAAATTATAACTTTGTAAACTACCACCTACAACTTCATATAATCTTATTGCTTGATCATTTTGAAAAAAGAATGGTGTATAATTATTTCCACCATTTGTTCCTACATCAAAAATAGTTTCATTACTATCTTTTTGAACTTTACACCAAGCTGAAAATGTCCAAGTTTTTCTATTCCCATTTGATGATGGTGTTCTTGATAAATATGCACTAGCCATTAACAGAATCCTCCAGAGTTACCTATACCAGCAGTTGATGTAATTGACAATGCTTGATCGGTAGTTTGACCTTGAGCATCTGTCGCTCTAACAGTAAAACTATATACGGTCTGACTTGCAATAGTAGGCATTGTCCCTGATATTACTGCTCTATATGTATTACCACTTGGGTTAGTTGTTGATCCAATAGTTATGCCACCAGGTAATGCTCCTGATACAACAGTTGTACCTATAGTTACAGCACTATCTCCTGTAACATCTATATTTTGTGAATAAGCTGCGTTTGATTCTCCATTAGGCAAACTTGTAGTTTGAAAAACTGGGCCATCTGATACAACTAAATCTGTACCGCTTCTAGCTGCATTACCATCTGGATTTGTAACTAAAATTCTAACATTTTGTCCATTTGTTAAACCAGTTGTGCCTGTTGTGAAACTTATTGTTGTTGCACTTGTAAATGTAACTGATGTTGCAGATTGAAAAGAACCGTTTGCTCTTTGTAATTCTACTTTTGGTATTGATGCAAAATTTTGTCCTGTAATAGTTATTGTGCCACCTACATCTGCATCTATAACTGTTGGTGTAAAACTAGATATAACTGGTTGTGTTTCAGTTGGTATTGTAGCTGAACCACCTAAGTTTACAGCAACACCATTAATTGTGATTTGTTCATTTACTAAAGCAGAGTTTGGAATACTATCATTTTGAAATGTTAAACTGTCACCAGCTTCACCAATTTGAACGTTAGTTCCTGACTGTGGTATAATTTTATTAACTTCTAAAGTACTCATTATATAATTACCAAATTACCTGTTACTGTTACAGTTCCTGATACAGTTACTGGGCCTGCTAAAACTCCTGAATCCATTGTTTGAACATCAGAAATTGTAGAAGAGTGTGTTGTTACATAAGTTGTGGCTGTCATAGCTGCTGACGGAGCACGTTTTGCAGGATAAGTACAAAATACAGTTTTAGTTCCTGCTTGAAAGTCCACTTTGTTATCTGAGTTTGAAGAGGAGATAACGGTATCTCTTGAAAGTGTATCAGTAGCTGCATCAGTTACTGTTCCAATACCGACTTCAAAATCAGCAGTTCCATCGTGTGCTATCGCATAGAACGTAGTATTAGTCGTACCAATACCTGCAACAAAAGTTTCAAAACCAATTTCGGTTCCTGTTAAACTAAATGTTCCAGTACCAGTAGTCGTACTAGTCTGCTTTACTCTGTCATTTAATACAAAAGCCATTTATTTAAATCCTTAATATTACGCGTCGCCTAATCTAATAATAGCGCTTGATGCATCAGCAGTAGGAAACTGAATAATAAAATCTCCATTAGTTGCTGTTTTATTGCCACCAAAATCTAGAACTAGTACAAGCTCGTTTCCGCCCCCAGTTGTTTTATAAATAGCAGCTCCTGCAGCAGTTAACGTTACAGATGGGAAAGTTAAATCTTGAAAATCAACAAATGCAGTTGTTGTTCCTGCAACACCATTATTTGTTAATACGTTTCCACCCGCTGAGTAAGCTGTTCCTGACGAACTTACTTCACCGTTTGATGTTCCTGCTAAGTAAACCGTAGAGGCTATACTGTAAGAACTTATGCTAGTATATAAAGCAAGCTTGAACGAATTTCCTCCGTTACCTGATGTATCAAAATTAAATACTCCTTTTAATAAACCAGACTTGAAAGAATTTGGTACTATGTTTGCCATTTTTTATCTCCTTATTATTGCGATGGTGATTTTAAAGGAGTACGAATTACACCATCTTGCCATTCGTCTCGGCGTCTTCTACCTTGTTGTTCGATAGAGTACGTTGCTAAAGCTCTCTTATAAGATCCTTCGTAGTATTGTAACATATCTGCAGGACCTTTCAAGTACCCATACGCTTCTGCGAGAGTAGCATATAATAATAGATCTTGATATTTATTAGACAGATATGTGGTCGTCGCATTTGATACAGTTATAGATGAAGGCTGTTTAATATAAGCCAATGTTATTTCAAAAGCTGCATTTGGCGTAGGGGCAACAATCCAGAAATTAGCGTCCCAGTTAGCATAATATTTAGGAAGACCCTGAGCTGTGCTTGGTTTATTATAGAATTCTGCCATGTATGAAGTATCTTTTTTTTCCAAAAAAACCTGCACGTTTGGAGTGACAGTAGTGTCTTTTAACTGAACATACCTTATTATTCTAAGATCAGAAGGTATCGTTACAAATCTATTACCAGATGACAGAGTAGATGTAGCATAAAACCTATTATCATCAGAATCAGATTCTCTATAAATTCTATTTTCAGCATTTTTAGCAAATGTAGTTAATATGGCATCTGTTAATACTGTGTCATCAACCTCTGTATATTCTCTTACATCTGTTTTTAAATTTTGAAAAGTATATGCCATTATGCACTAGCTCCTTCTTTAATCGCTATGCACTCAGGACATTTTTTTCTAAATCTATTATGCTTTTCACAATGATCTTTTAAAACCAAAACTGGTATTTCTGGTTCTGGTACTTTAGTATAATATTCTATGTGTTCGTCGTCTGGACACTCACATTGTTTAATACCAATTATCTTACAAAATAAATCTTTAATCCATTTAATCATGCTGTTAATGTTACGGGTCCTGCTGTAACCGTATTGCCTCCTGTATCCTCTGTTATAGTTGCATTAGTTCCAAGACTGAAGGTATATTTATCAGTCGACGTGACCGTTATACTAAATCCTGATGAATTTTCATAGCTAGAAAAAGCTACACCACCTGGACTACCAACAACATTTCTAAATCTTACAGTGTCGTTTGTAGATCTTTCATGATTTGGTTCAGTAACAGTTATTGTTTGAGATCCTGATGTAGTTGAAAAAGGATTACTTCCAAGTAATCTTGCAACAGCAGGTTCTGTTCTTGGTGGTCTTACATTTCTTAGTGATATAGCATCACCATTCATTGGTTTAGGTTCTAATTGTGGTTGCTTTGGTTCAAACTCCGATACATGTACAAAAGATCCATTCCATTCTCTTACCATTTCTTTATATGGAAAAGTCATACCTGATCTATCTGATATTGCTTTTGCGTATTTACCTGTTGCGTACTTTGCCATTATGTTCCTGGGTAATAAGCTTTAGGTGTAATATATGTACTAGAAGCTGACCCATCCTCCTGTAATGCTCTTTGAAATTCATCTTCGTAAATTAATTTCATTTGTTGTGTTAGTTGTGGTGCATATTTCATTGATAGATAATATGTTAAACCTGAAGTCATACATGGAACAAATCTAAATGGTAGATCTGTTGCATTAGAATAATCTCCTATATCTTCAATTCTTTTTATATAATATATGTGAACAAATTTACTTGCGTTTGTAGAATCAGCAGTAGGATATAAATGTAATACTGTTCTATCTATAAATCTTTCTACCCAATATTGATTGGGAGTTCCTTTTGAATTTTTATTTGAAAAACCTGCATATGTAGATCTATCTACTTTTGTCATCGGACTATCTGATTGATCAGTTGTGTTTATACCAGATCTTAATTGTGCTTCTAAAATATCACTTACACCAAAAACATTTTCAGCTGCGTTAGCATTTGTTTTTGTTGTAGCTTGATCACCAGCAGCTGTGGCTTCTGCTGAAGATCTATACAGTTTATATTCTGATTGTCCCTCTGCTAGATCAATATTAGTTTCATCTATTTCCCAATAGTGAATACCTCTGTTGCCCCATTCCTGGAACATAATATTTAAAGATCTTCTTGAAGACTTTAATTGATAACCGCTTACATTGTGTATTCCAAGACGTTCGAAAGCCTCCT